ATCACGCATTTGATCTGTGGGTTGTATTCTGCTAGTTGCACGTTGTGCATCTGATCTACTACCAACTCTTTGTCTTGGTGCATCAGATTCTGGTTTCTTTTTATTGGTTGTAGTAACAGGTTGATCGGATGATTGTTGTGAGGGGATATCTATTTTAGATTTTTGTTTTGTTTTTGTTGCCATAGTATAGTATTTATTGCTATAAGAACAAAAAACCCGCCGAAGCGGGTTTCTTGTAGTTCCAAATAAAACTGCTTATTGGAATGATAGGTTTGCTACACTGATTTCACTTAGGTAATCACCAGCATTACCAAGCGAACTTGCAGTATTTGTAAGCTCTACGTAGCCGTAACGTGTCATAAAGCCAACTACTGGTTCGAAAGTAGTTGGATCAAGAACAACACCAGAGCTCATTAGAGGAATATATGGGCAATAGAATGCAGCAGCATCTGCTTCACTCGATCCCTTATAACCAACTAGTACTGCCTGTGTATCTGCTGCATAGCTATCAACATAGATACGCATTGCACCATTTAGTGTACCAACGAATTTAGTGTTGGTTGGTGCTTCGAATGTACCTTCTGTTGTACGAGCAAATGCTGAAGTTGTTGCGCTCTGAAGAACTGTTAGAGCAGCTGGACTTACAACTGCCCAGTTACCAGCGCCACGACGTGTACGCTGAGCGATCAAGTTAGCAGCACGGTTGATTAGAACTGCTAGAGCAGCATGTTCGTCACCAACGAATGTTGCTGTACCTGATACAGCGGCTTGATCGTAAGCATAATCAGTAGCAGCAAGACTGCGAAGTGATCCAAGGATCTCTTGGTCAATTTCAACAGTAATTTCTTGTGCTAGAGCAGCCATAATTTCAGCTTCAATATCTAGACCATGCATGCTCTGTGCATCTTGAGCAGCTTCAAAGGTCCAACGTGCGCTGAGTTTACGTGTCTTAGCTTCAACAACTTGTTTTAGAATCTGAACATTAATCTTACGTCCAGGATTTCCTTCAAGTGCAGATGTGCTTGTAGCACGGCCAGTAGTTAGACTACCGGAATATGCTGTAGCAATCTTAAATGGGCTAAGAGCCTCATCACCAGCAGTTGTGCTGGTATCAAATGGACTTGGTGCTGTTGCAGTAGCAGTTTCAGCATAACGAACACGTAGTGTATGAATCTGTGCAACTGGTCCAGTCATTGGCTGTACACCAACAATCTCGTTAGCGATAACGGTTGGCATAACACGACGAATTACTGGTAGAATTACACGATTTAGTGTAGCTACGTTTCCTGCTGATGTTGCACCTGCACTTGCAGCTTCCATTAAGTGCTTGCGGGTATTTTCTAAAATAACCCCCATTGTGGTTCTACGTGAACCATTTAGGCCTTCTAGAAGGGCTTCTCTAGTTTCGCCCCAACGGCCCTCTAATAGTACTTGTGACATTTTTTTACCTTTCTCCTATTTAGGGTGTCTTAATTAAGCCCTGCTAGTCGCTTCAGTTCGATAACATTGCTAGTTTCTACTTCTGCATTGACCTTAGCAGTTTTATCTCCTGTAACCTCTTTACGGCTTTCGGCAAGCACAGTACGACCGCGGTCGGCTTGTACTTGACTATTGCTATTTAGAACTGCAGGAAGATACTTTTCAAATGCAAACTTTAGCTTATCAGTTTGCACTGTTTCAAGAAGCTGACTCATTACAGCCTGCTTCTCTCTATTCAGAGGTTTAAGTAACTCTTGTAAAGTATCCTTACGCTCTGTTGATTCTTTAATGACTTGGACTTCGCGATTAGCTGCTTCAACTAATTGGTCTTTTTCAGAAATTTTAGCTTTAGCTTCCATTACTTCCTGATGCTTTTGCTCCAATTGCTGACGAAGATTTACAATTTCTTTATTCTCGTTTAGATAGCTAATAGCAAACTCGCTAGCAAAAGCTTCAAATAGCTTGCGTCCAAAATTATTTTCGCGAGCTGCTTGAATATCTTCTTTTAGCTGAGTTAGTTCACCTGTAAGACTTTTTGATACTGTGGATTCAACAAGACGAGCTGAACGCTCAATAAACTTCTGTTGTATAGCTTCCATCTTAGATTTCGCTTCTTTAATTAAACGAACCTTAGTTTCAACTACATCACGTTTGTCTTGACTGAATTCCTGAATTTCTTCTGCTAATTGCTGAATAACAAAATTTTCTAGTTTGTTAGTTGTAGCTTGAGCAGCACGACGGTCATGTCGTAGCTCTTTAATTTCTTCGGCTAACTTTTGTACTAAAAACTTTTCGAAACGCTGTGCACTTTCCATCATTTTGCGATTGTAACGTACACGATCTGCTTGGATACTAGCTTTTTCGTTTCTAAATTCACCAATCTCTGTTTGAAGACTTTCAGTGATCATACGGTCTAGGGCTTCTACCATAATGCCCTTGTCATGTTCATAGCGGGTTGCAAACTCATTACGCATTTCAGTGCGAATTTGTTCGCGTGCTTCATTTAACTTTGATTCCCAAGCTTCTGTTAAAGCTTGCTGTGTATCTTCGTTAATGATTCCACTATCTACTAATGGCTTGATAGCGTCGAACATGGATCATTTCTCCTATTTTATTTTTAAATCTTTAATCAACTTTGTGACTTCTTTCTCTAGGTATTTTTGTACCCGTTGGTCTGAACTAGCTTCCTTAGCCATTTCCATCAATAGATGTCCATGGCGCATATTTTTAACACCCTCATATACAGGTGTAGGATATGCATTAGGCGCACTGGGTTGTGCTACTATATCAACAGTTACTATTTCAAAGTCACTGACCTTTCCATTGCGGTCAACATTACCTTGACCACGACTAGAAACTCCTAACTTAACCCCACTTTCTAACATAGCTTTAATTAAATTGCCCATTGGGGTTGGAAGAATTTGTAATTTACCGAAACCATTAGGCCCATCCATCCACATACGTTTGATATTTGCACAAACACGATCTAAATTAATCTTTAAATCTTCTGGATGATCTACTTCACCTAATACACTGTAGCCTTCCTTGATCTTTTTATTGATACTCTCTACAGCTTTACTGATCTCTTTTACATCATAAACACGGCCATTTTCATTTAGGACACCCCCTTGAAGGCAGATACCTTCCATATAAAGGTTTTTTCCGCCTCCATAAGGAGCATCCTCAGAGATAACTTTCATCTCTGCATTGTCAAAGCTTAAATGTTCTCTGAGGATGTGCATCTATAGTCCTTATCTTGGTTTTAAAACACTTTTGGTGCTGACTGTCTCTTTACCACCAGTGGTTTGCCCTTCGGCTCCATGCTCTTTACTGTATTCACCTTCCCGTGTTTTGAAAGATGTTTTACCAGAATCGCCGCCTGGAACATTCTTGAACTTACCAGCATGTGGAAGATTGCCCTTACCTTTGGTATATTCATTGTTAGGCTGTGGAATTTGTTTATTGTCAGGATCTTGTTCTTGACCCTTAGTTTTTACAACGGTTCCACCCATGTTTGTACCTGGACCAACTGATGTGCTTTGTTTGTCAACTTTGACTTTCTTACCTGCACCAACTTCATGGCCTTCTTCTTGAGCAGGCTCTTGACTGTAAATTTCACCTAACTTGTCCACATATTCACGTAGGCGAGCTGCTTCACTTACTTTCTTTTTATCAGCGTCCATTAGTTTCTTCTTTTTGGCGTCTTTTTTCATTGCTGCTTCTTGAAGTTCTTCTTCATCATCACCTTCATCATCATCAGCATCTTCGACGTCTTCTTCATCATCGTCATCTGCATCATCAGCATCATCATCCGAATCCATGTCCATGTCATCGTCGCCCATGCCCATGTGTTCTTCTTCGCCTTCTTCACCGGCCATTAATGCATCAAATTCAGCTTTTAGCTCGTCTAGCGCATCTTCAAGATCCATAACACGATCTTCTAATTCGCCTTCATCACCTGCCATGGTATCCATATCCATCTCGGCATCGCCCATGTCACCGTCTAGGTCATTGACATCAGCATCCATTGCATCTAGATCTGTACCTAATTGGTCCATATCTAAATCATCATCCTCTGCTTCTGCCATACCAGTCTCGTCCATAGTTACTTCATCGACTAGACTCCCAACAGGATTATCTACCATTGTTTCGTCCATTAATGACTCATAAATCTCACGACTTTTTTCCACTACGATTTGATGGAAAAGCTGACGTGCCTGATCTTCTTGATCATTAATGATATATTCTATCAGTTTTTCATACTTGGTCATGTGTTCTTTCCTTGTTAAAAGATAAACATTATCTGTAGTTATTTACAGATAATTGGAAAAAACTATACAATAAGGGGGTTTTTTGAAGGTTTTTGTAAAATTAAATACCTAAACCACCAGTCGCTGCTGGTAATTTGTACTGTTTTGATATTTTGTCTAGGTATTTTTCATGCTCAAGCTTTCTAACATCATTAACCATTCGCAACTTACTTAAACGCTTAAGAGTTAGTTTTGTACGTCGCATAGTGTTAGGACGCATAACAGAATTATCATCCTTTTCTGTTCGATAACCATGCGGTGTTGGTTCAAATA